ATCCTATCCTGCGCTGGATGATGGATAACATCTTCATCCGTTCTGATCCTGCCGGGAACATCAAGCCGGACAAAGAAAGAAGCACCGAGAAGATCGACGGCGCCGTAGCGACGATCATGGCGCTGGACAGAGCGCTCCGCTGCGGTAACGACAATGGTTCTTCTGTATACGACGATCGAGGCCTACTGTTGATCTGACTGTGGTTACTCAACAACATCCTCGGTGATTAGTTTACCTGTCTTTTCATAGCGCAGACCTTCCTTAGAATCAAGCAGTTTCTCGCCGAGGACGTATTCTCCATGGTAGAAATCGGATATGTTCATTTCCAGAGCTTCAATCACACGGCAAACGATCTGGAATGAAGCTGATTGGATATTACGATCCCCGCTTTCAAAACGCTGATAACTTTGCAGCGGGATTTTTGCTTTCTGAGCTACCTGCATCTGTGTCAAACCAAGGATAACACGACGCTCACGCAATATGCCGTCGTCCTGCAGATGAGCAACTTGAAAGCCGTCGAGACTGAAATTTTCCATATTGAATCCCCCAATTATAATACATCCAGCTGGATGTAAGTATGTTACATCCAATTGGATGTAATGTCAAGAGATAGAATAGCCAGATTGCAGCTTTTGTAAGGGAGCGAGTGCTAATGAGTATCTTTTCAGGTGTTTTCAAAGCGCGGGATAAGCCGGTCAACAGCACTGTGGGCAGTCGCTACAGTTTCTTCTTCGGTGGCACTTCAAGCGGGAAGCCGGTGAACGAAACGACCGCTATGCAGATGACGGCGGTGTATTCCTGCGTAAGGATTCTGTCTGAGACCGTTGCGGGATTGCCGTTAAACGTCTACCGATACAACGATAGCGGAGGGAAAGAGAAGGCGTTAAAGCACCCGCTCTACCGGCTGTTGCACGACGAGCCGAACCCCGAGATGACGAGCTTCGCGTTTCGAGAAACGCTCATGAGCCATCTGCTCCTGTGGGGCAACGCCTACGCGCAGATCATTCGAAACGCTAGAGGCGAGGTAATCGCGCTCTACCCACTCATGCCGAACAAAATGACAGTCGACCGTGATCAAAACGGCCGGCTTTTTTATTTGTATCAGCGCGGGTGGGAAGATCCAACCACGCTCGGGAAATCGACGCAGGTAACTCTTTCGCCATCGGATGTGTTGCACATCCCCGGACTCGGGTTCGACGGACTGATCGGCTACAGTCCGATCGCCATGGCGAAGAATGCCATTGGTTTGGCAATCGCAACCGAGGAATACGGCGCGAAGTTCTTCGCAAATGGTGCGGCGCCCTCCGGCGTGCTTGAACATCCCGGCACGATCAAAGACCCTATGCGCGTCAAGGAAAGCTGGAACTCGGCATATCAGGGCAGCGCAAACGCGCACAAGATCGCCGTCCTTGAAGAAGGCATGAAGTATACGCCAATTGGAATCGCGCCGGAGCAAGCGCAGTTTCTGGAAACGCGCAAGTTCCAGATCAACGAGATCGCGCGTATCTTCCGCGTTCCGCCGCATATGCTGGCGGACTTAGAGAAATCGTCGTTCAGCAACATCGAACAGCAGTCGTTGGAGTTTGTGAAATACACCCTCGATCCCTGGGTCGTGCGCTGGGAGCAGAGCATGTGCCGTGTGCTATTCAGCGAGAGCGAGAAGCCGTCGTATTTTATTAAGTTCAACGTGGATGGGCTCTTGCGCGGCGACTACGCTTCGCGCATGACCGGGTATGCTACGGCTCGTCAAAACGGTTGGATGAGCGCGAACGACATCCGCGAACTCGAAAACCTCGACCGAATCGCGGCAGACCTCGGTGGTGATTTGTATCTCATCAACGGAGCCATGACAAAGTTGGAGGATGCAGGCCTGTTCGGGGGAGCGCAGCAGAAAAAGGAGGATTCTTCTTGAAACGACAATTCTGGAATTGGGTGCGCAATGAAGACGGCACCCGCACTTTGACCATCGACGGCGTGATCGCCGAAGAATCGTGGTTCGACGACGACGTCACACCAAAACTGTTTCGGGAACAGCTGAACGCCGGCACGGGCGATGTTGTGATTTGGGTCAATAGCCCAGGTGGCGATTGCGTCGCAGCAAGTCAAATCTACACCATGCTCATGGAGTATAAAGGCCGGGTTACCGTCAAGATCGACGGTATCGCGGCAAGCGCGGCCTCGGTCATTGCCATGGCAGGCACCGAGGTGCTCATGGCACCGACCAGCTTGCTCATGATCCATAACCCGCTGACGGTAGCGATCGGCGACAGCGAAGAGATGCAAAAGGCGATCGCCATGCTGGATGAGGTGAAGGAAAGTATCATCAACGCATATGAGCTGAAAACGGGTATGTCGCGCGCAAAGCTCGCGCACCTTATGGACGCCGAAACGTGGATGAATGCGCAAAAGGCGATCGAGCTTGGGTTTGCTGACGGTATCCTGACACGCGACACGGGTGTGCCGGATGGAATCCCGATCAATAGCTATCAATTCAGTCGCCGCGCGGTGACGAATTCACTCCTGAGCAAAATTCCGAAAACAGAACACAAACACCCTTCCGAGCCGCTGTATCAGCGGCTCAATCTTTTAAAGAAATAAGGAGAGAAATATGAACCAGATTCAGGAACTCCGCGAAAAGCGCGCCAAAGCGTGGGACGCAGCCAAAGCATTTCTGGATACGAAGCGCGGCAACGATGGCCTTCTATCCGCTGAGGACGTGGCTATCTACGATAAGATGGAAGCCGACGTTGTGAATCTCGGCAAGGAAATCGACCGGCTGGAACGACAGGCGGCACTGGACTCCGAGCTGAGCAAGCCCACTGCCGATCCCCTGACCAACAAGCCTGCCGTAAATGGCATGGATGCGAAATCCGGCCGTGCTTCCGATGAATACCGAAAGGCGTTCTGGAATGTGATGCGCGCGAAGAATCCGCGCTACGATGTGGTCAATGCGCTGCAGATTGGTACCGACAGCGAGGGCGGTTATCTCGCGCCGGACGAATTTGAGCGTACACTGGTCGACGCACTCGAGGAAGAGAACATCTTTCGTACGCTCGCACGGGTGATTCGAACATCGAGCGGCGATCGTAAAATCCCCGTCGTCACGACGCACGGTTCCGCATCCTGGCTGGACGAAGAAGAGCTCGTACCTGAAAGCGATGAAGCGTTCGGCCAGACCTCGATCGGTGCGTTCAAGCTCGGTACGTTCATTAAAGTATCGGACGAGCTGCTCAACGACTCCGTTTTCGATCTGCAGAGCTATATCACGACGGAATTCGCGCGCCGGATCGGGCATAAGGAAGAGGAAGCCTTCTTCGTCGGGGATGCGGATGGGAAACCGACTGGCATCTTCCACACGACCGGCGGCGCACAGGTGGGCGTCACCGCGGCTGCATCTGCGGCGATTACCGTCGATGAAGTACTCGACCTGTTCTACAGCCTGAAATCGCCGTATCGGAAAAAGGCTGTTTTCGTCATGAACGACGCGACGGTGAAGGCAATTCGCAAGCTCAAGGATGGCCAGGGCCAGTATCTCTGGCAGCCTGCGCTGACGGCCAACACACCCGACTCGATTCTGAACCGCCCGGTGCATACCTCGGCGTATGTTCCGGCGATCGCTGCGGGCGCGAAGTCGGTCGCGTTCGGCGATTTCGGATACTACTGGATTGCCGACCGCCAGGGCCGTTCTTTCAAGCGCCTGAACGAGCTCTTCGCCACGACCGGTCAAGTCGGCTTTATGGCCACGCAGCGAGTGGATGGCAAGCTCATCCTACCGGAAGCAATCAAGGTCCTGCAGCAGAAGGCGTAATGGAGGAGCTTTATGGAAATCATTGAGACTCCGGCGGGGGACGTGACCCGCAATTGTAAGAACTACCTCACCGACGGTGGGGATCGGTTGGTGATTGGCGGTACTCTGGAGATACTGGATACCGCCACCGTCACTGGCCTGCAACCGGGCTACGCAACCGAACAGACAGCCGGCAGCATCTATCAGGCGACAAATCAAGCGGAGAGCGCCGCAACGACTATCTCCGACCTCACGAGCAATTTCAACGCTCTGCTGCAAAAGCTCAAGGATGCAGGGATCATGGCGGCAGACCAGCCGGGTTCAATGTGAGATGACGACGCTGCTAGCTAAGGTCAAAGCGAACCTGATCCTAGAACATGATGCCGACGATGAACTCCTCCAGCGTCTGATCGACGCTGCTGTTGCATATGCAGAGAGCTACCAGCACCTAACCGCTGGAACCTACGAAGTAGCGGGTATGCCGCCAACAACCGAGGCGGCGGTGATCATGCTGGCATCTCACTTTTACGAAAGCCGGGACGGCAGCACAGGCGGATTTTTTGCGGACAATGTTCAGGCGGGGCAGCAGGTATGGAACACGGTGAATACGCTGCTCCGCCTCGACCGTGATTGGAAGGTGGGTTCATGAGCTTTGGCAGAATGAACACGTTAATCTCCATCGCGTGGGAAGTGGTGACAAAGGACGCGGAGGGATTCGCGACAAAGACCGATCAGGTATTTGCATCAGTATTCGCGTACCGGGAAGGGCGGCACGGTTCTCAGAAATGGGTCAACCGCGCCGCCTTTTCGGAGGCAACGGACTTGTTCCGATTTCGTGTGATCCCGGGCTTGGTCGTAACCACCACGCATGTGATCCTTTGCGGTGATGGTCGCTTTGAAATCACATCCATCGAGGATGTGAAAGGACGGGGCATGTATCTTGAGGTGCTGGCAAAGAAGGTGACGCCGGATGGCTAAAGTAAAGATCGAAATGCCGGATGAGTTTCTGAATCAGATCGCTGGCATGGGTAACGCGCTCGACGCGGCGATTCCGAGAGCGCTCGCAGCGGGCGGCAAGGTTGTGTTGGATAAGATGAAATCGAATCTCCGGGCGGCGATCGGGCGTGGCACGAAGACAAAATCGCGCTCGACCGGCAAGCTTGCCGCGTCGCTTGGCGTATCGCCCGCGAAGCTGGATCGCGACGGAAATTTGAATGTAAAAGTCGGTTTTTCGGAAGGACGCGGCGACATCAGCAACGCTATGCTCGCGAACGTATTGGAATACGGAAAGCATGGCCAGCCACCGAAGCCGTTCCTAAAGCAGACCAAGTCATCGAGCCGGAAACCGTGTATCGAGGCGATGCAGCAGACGTTGAAGGAGGAACTAGATCTCCCGTGAGTATGTTGGAAGAACTGAATATAATCGTCGCGAGCGCCGGACTTCCTGTGGAGACCGGCGTTTTCTCTACCTCAGCGCCGGATGCGTATGTCGTAATCACGCCGATCTCAGAGCACTTCGAGTTGTTTTCGGACAATGCGCCGGGCATGAACATCGAGGAAGCACGGATGTCGCTCTTCTCAAAAGGAAACTATGGCGCGAAGAAACGGCAGCTCGTTCGGTTTCTGCTCTCGGCGGGGTTCTTAGTATCGGAACGGCGTTATATCGGGTTGGAAGAGGGCACGGGCTATCACCACTTTGCCATAGACGTGGCGAAGGAGTATTTGGAGGAAGAATAGATGGCAACCATCGGATTGGATAAACTCTACTACGCGAAGATTACCGAGGGAACGAACGGCGACGAGACCTACACCGCACCCGTTTCGCTTGCCAAGGCGATGTCCGCAGAATTGAAGATCGACATCAACGAAGCGACGCTCTACGCCGACGACGGCGCAGCCGAAGTGGTCAAGGAGTTTAAGAGCGGCACGCTCACGCTGGGCATCGACAACATCGGTTCGGCGGTTGCGAGCGATCTCACCGGATCGCAGATCGATGACAATAAAGTGCTCGTTTCCCAAAGCGAGAACGGCGGTCAACCGGTCGCAATCGGCTTCCGCGCAAAGAAGAGCAACGGCAAGTACCGTTACTTCTGGCTCTATCGAGTCGTGTTCGGCATTCCTGCAACGAATCTACAGACCAAGGGCGACAACATCACGTTTTCGACACCTTCGATCGAGGGTACAATCATCCGGCGCAACAAGCTGGATGGACAGGGCAAACACCCTTGGAAGGCGGAAGTAAACGAAGACGATACGAGCGTACCGGCGGCGACGATCTCGGGTTGGTACACACAGGTCTACGAGCCGACATTTGTGGCGGAGGGTTAACATGGAAAACGACAGAGGCGCGATGATCAAGATCGGCAATAGGGAATATGAAATGCTCCTGACCACCCGTGCGACCAAAGAGATCGCGAAGCGTTACGGTGGCTTGGAGCATCTCGGCGATAAGCTCATGAAAGCGGAGAACTTCGAGTTGGCGCTGGATGAAGTGGTGTGGCTGATTACGATGCTCGCAAATCAGAGCACGCTGGTGCACAATCTGCTTGAGCCGGACAGCAAGCGCGAACTTTTGACCGAAGAAGCGGTCGAACTGCTCACCACTCCTCTGGATCTCTCTGGCTATAAAGCTGCGATCATGGAAGCGATGGTCAAGGGGACGAAACGCTATGTCGAAAGCGAGGAGGAACACTCAAAAAACGTATTGGTCGGGCAAGCGACGAAGAGCTGTTTGCTCGACTGATCTTCTACGGAGTGACCCTGCTGGGACGATCGGAGCGCGAGGTATGGCTCATGCCACTTGGCGCTCTGCTCGACCAGTGGGAGATGTACAAAATGGTTAATGGAATGGTGAAAGGTATTACTAGAGAGACACTAGATCAGCTAATCCCGCAAGGGTTATAGCCACACTTTTCCATGTTAAAGAGTTCCAAGAAAAGTTGCGATCTCTTGAGCAAGCACAGCAACAGCAACAGCACTACCTAGCTTTCCAAAAAAGCTAAGAATAGCTTGGAAGCAAGTCTTTATTGTAGTTGGTCGATGTTTGGCCTTGGCGGCTTCAATACCTGTTGTGATTATATCTGCGAGTTCAGCCTTATCTTCTTCCGAAAAACCTAACGACGGAAGCTTCTGGCAGACACTCTCAAATAAATATTCTGCTCGTGCATAGTCTATTGTCGTCTCAAAAACTCCTTGCGTAGTCGTGGTAAGAGTCGAGTTTTCTACATTTCCACCAATATTTATATTGGTGAATACTCCGCACCCGCAACGTTGATCCATAAAATGACCTCCATCGGTGTTTTTATTTGATTATAAATTAAGCAACGACTGATGTAAATGAACAGAAATGTTCTGGCGAATATTGATGACAGTGTTTACATATTTATTACGCAGGTGAACATATGGGAAATAGCGACTTCGGACTCAAGATCGGGATTGAGGGCGAAAAAGAGTTTAAGAAAGCCCTCTCCGAGATCAACCAGTCGTTCAAGGTTCTTGGGAGCGAGATGAACCTCGTCACCTCTCAGTTCGAGAAGCAGGACAAATCGGTCGGCGCACTGACCGCCCGAAATCAAGTCCTGCGAAAAGAGATCGACGCTCAAAAAGATAAGGTCGAAACCCTTGAAGCCGCGTTGCAGAACGCGGCTTCTTCTTTTGGGGAAAACGATAAGCGCACTCAAGCGTGGCAGGTGCAGCTCAACAACGCCAAGGCAACTCTCAACGGGATGGAGCGCGAGCTTGGCTCGAACGAAATCGCACTGGAAAGCACTGCGAACGATCTGGACTCTGCCGGTAAGCAGGCAGATGAGTTCGGCGATGAGATCAAGCAGTCCGCCGATCAAGCCGACGACGCGGGCGGGCGATTCGACAAGTTCGGTTCGGTTGTGAAGGGTATTGGCGTCGCGCTTGGCGCGGCTATGGTGGCAATCGGAACGGCGGCGGTAGCGGCAGGCAAAGCGCTGATCGATATGACCGTCAACACTGCGGCATATGCCGACGAAATGTTGACCCAAAGCTCCATCACCGGCATGAGCGTCGAACGGCTACAGGCGTATTCCTACGCCGCCGACCTTGTGGATGTTTCACTCGATACGTTGACCGGCTCAATGGCGAAGAACGTCAAGTCTATGTCCAGCGCCGCTGGGGGCAGCGAGCAGTTTGCCAAGGCATATGACCGTCTCGGCGTATCGGTCACGAACGCGGACGGAACGCTTCGAGATAGTGAAGATGTTTACTGGGATGCCATCGACGCGCTCGGACAGGTATCAAACGAAACGGAACGCGACGCTTTGGCAATGCAGCTTTTTGGCAAAAGCGCGCAGGACCTCAATCCCCTTATTGCGCAGGGCAGCGAAGGCATCGCGGCACTGACCGATGAAGCCAAGCGTATGGGCGCGGTGCTGAGCGAAGACACGATTGCGAAGTTCGGCGCGTTTGACGATTCCGTGCAGCGGCTCAAGCAAGGAGCTCAAGCAGCGCAGCGGGTTATGGGAACGGTGCTGCTCCCGCAGTTGCAGACGCTCGCAGACGATGGTGTTTCCTTACTTGGGGACTTCACCTCTGGGCTTGCAGAAGCAGGCGGCGACTTTGACAAGATCACCGTCGTACTCGGCGAAACGGTCGGTGGGATAGCAAATCTGATTCTTGGAAGCCTGCCGCAGTTTGTGCAGGTGGGTATGAGCATCGTGAGCGCGATCGGCGGCGCGCTGGCGGCGAACCTGCCGACGCTGGTTTCAGCTGCGTCTGGCATCGTCATGACGCTTTTGCAGGGTGTGATCACAGCCCTTCCTGCGTTCACAGACGGCGCAGTCCAGCTGATTACTACGCTAGCGGAGGGAATCGTCGACAATCTTCCCGCACTGGTTGAAGCAGCGATTGAGATGATCGCTTCGATCGTGCAGGGGATTGGCGATTCTCTGCCGACGCTGATTCCGGCTATTATTGAAGCCGTTCTGCTGATCTGCGAAACCTTGCTCGACAACATGGATAAGCTCATGGCTGCGGCGTTCTCGATCGTGAAGGGCTTAGCGGAGGGCATCATCCGCGCGCTGCCGAAACTGATCGAAGCGCTGCCGAAGCTCATCACAGGGATCATCAACTTCTTCATGCAGAACCTGCCCATGCTTGTCATCATGGGCATCGAGCTGACGGTTCAGCTCGCGGCTGGCCTGATCAAGGCGCTCCCGCAGCTGATCGCTGCGCTGCCGCAGATCGTTTCCGCGATCCTAAACGGTTTTCGACAGTCGGTTTCTTCCGTAGTAGAGATCGGCAAGAACATCGTCAGCGGATTGTGGGAAGGCATCAAGAGCATGGCCTCGTGGCTCGCATCAAAGGTGCGCGACTTCTTCTCCAACATCGTGAAAAGCGCGAAGAAAGCGCTTGGAATTGCGTCGCCCTCCAAAGTGTTCGCTGGGATCGGCGAGAATATGGGCGAGGGCGTTGGCGTTGGATTCACCGACGCCATGGAAGACGTGAACAAGCAGATTCAGAGCGCGATCCCGACTAGCGTGGATGTGGGAGCAATCGACGTGCTGACCAACCTGCCGAACAGCATCGGTGTTGGCAGTACAAGCGACCTGCTGTCGCAGAAACTGGATGTCCTGATCGGCGAAGTTCGGCGGTATCTGCCGCAACTCGCCGGAATGCAGCTGGTCGCGGATACCGGAGCCACGATCGGCTGGCTCGCGCCTGCCATGGACGACGCACTCGGTGCGATCCGAAGACGAAAGGAGCGGTTAGTGTGAGCGATATCCGATTTGGAACCCAATGGGCGCACACGGATTACGGTATGATAGTCGCTCCCTACGCAATCCCCATGCCGGAGCCGCAGACAAACTATGTGGAGATCCCCGGGCGCGACGGCGCACTTGATCTGTCGGAAGCGTTCGGCGCGGTGCGATATGCCGACCGGATCATCCCTCTGACGCTCTATGTACGCACGCCTTTCGATGCGCAGATCTCTGTGTTCGCGGCGGATGTACACGGGCGGCGCATGAACGTGATCTTCGACCGTGACCCTACCTTCTATTACGACGCGCGGGTTACGGTAGAGGACGTCGAACGGCACGCTGGTTATTGTGAGCTGTCGCTTGAATGCCGCGCAAAGCCGTATAAACTGGAACAATTTGAAACGACGATCACGGTTCTTCCAACAGGCACCGCTTCCGTGACGCTGACGAACACGCGGATGCCGGTCGTTCCAACGATCACTGTATCCGCCGAGATGACGCTGGCGTATACGTTAAACGAGAAAGAATACACCGTAAATCTAGCGATGGGAACGCACATCATCCCATCGCTTGTGCTCATAGAGGGTGACACGGAGATTGCGATAACAGGGACTGGGCGAATCACGTTCACCTACCGGAAAGGAGCACTCTAATGTACCGAATACTGTGCGATTCCTACGTGCTCTACGATCCACGTTTGCCGGATTACTTCGTTTTCGAGCCAGAACTCACACAGAAGAAGAACGAGCCAGGCGTTCTGACGTTCAAGATACCCAAGGAGCACCCGCACTATGGCGTGCTGGAGAAGCTCAAAAGCCGCATCAAGGTCTATCGAGACAATACCCTGATCTGGATTGGGCGTGCGATAGAGGATGAGCGCGATCTGTATGAAAATCGCAAGTTGGTTGCAGAAGGGACACTGGAGTTTTTACTGGACAGTGTCCTTCGTCCATTTGTTATGGATGGTACAGCGGCTGAAGTATGGGCCTACATCCTGAACCAGCACAATTCGCAAGTCAACGAGAATCAGAGGATTGTTATAGGAAACTGCGATATTGCTGGTTCGGTCAGCATCGCGACAAAGGACTATCTTTCTGCATGGCAGACCCTGAAAACCAATCTGCTTGATACACTCGGCGGTTACCTGATCGTTCGATATAACGAGAACGAAAACCCGATTCTGGACTACCTTGCAGACGTGCCGGATACATCGACGCAGCGGATTGAATTCGGCGAGAACCTGATCGACCTTGTGATGAGCAAGAATGCGTCCGAGACCTATACCGCCTGCGTTCCGCTCGGAGCCGCGTTGCGGGATATCGACCCGGAATCAGAAAACGACACGCGGCTCACGATCGTGAGC